GGTCGTAGTCCTCATAATCGGCGAATCCGATTATGAGGACTACGACCTCGAAGTCGTCTAAACCCCCCAACAAACGAAAGGCCGCCACCCATGCTTGGACTCTCATGGCACCGAATCACCAAGGGCCGCAAGGTCATCCTCAACCTCAAGAGCGGCGGAGCGCTCCGCGGCGACCTCGTCCGCACCGTCGGCGACCTCCTCGAGCTCCGCAACGCCGAGCACCTAGAGGAAGGCGGCGACCCAACCTCCCCCGCTTTGGTCGACGGCTCGGCCATCATTAGGGCCGACAACGTATCCTTCGCTCAAGCGCTCGACTAGGAAAGGCCACCGGCCTCGCATGGGATTCATCCAAAGCGCCGGCGAGCTCGTCGCCACCACCCCAGGAGCGCCGACCAACTCCCAAGTCATCGAGCCGCGCGGCATCACGCTCTACCCCAACCTCGTCGCGTCCTACGAAGCCATCTACCGAAGCCAGCCGAATATCCGCACCGTCGTCAGTTTCTTCGGTAAGAACATGGCCCAACTCACGATCAAGCTCTACGAACGGCTCGACGACACCGAGCGCCGCCGCCTTCACGATCATCCGCTCGACTCCATGCTCCGCCGGCCGAACCATCGGACCTCGCGCTACTCCTTCTTTCGCACGCTCGTCGAAGACCTCGGCACCTTCGACAACTTCATCGCCCTCAAGCTCTCCGATCCGCGCACGAAGACGCGCATGCTTATCCGCTTCGCGCCGCGGCTCGTCACCGTCCTCGGCAACGACGGACTCTTCCCCACCATGTACCGGATCACGCCGCCCGGCCGGCCCTACTTCGACGTCGACTACACCCAAGTCGTCCACCTTCACGGCTACAACCCGAGCGAAGCCCGCTGGGGATTGTCGCCCATCGAGAGCCTCCGCCGGCTCATCGCCGAAGACGCCGCCGCCGGCGAACACCGCGAGCAACTTTGGCGAAGCGGCGCCCGCGTCCCCGGCTTCATCAAGCGGCCAGCGGATGCCCGCAAATGGTCCGAGCCGGCGCGCGACCGCTTCCGCGAGAGCTTCCGCGACGCCTACTCGGCGAATGGCCCCGACGCCGGCGGCCTCCCCGTCCTCGAGGACGGCATGGAATACCAAGCGGCCAACGCCTTCACCGCCAACGACCTCGAATACCTCGGCGCGCGCAAGCTCACCAAGCAAGAGTGCGCCATCGCCTACCACCTCAACCCGGCCATCCTCGGCTTTGGTGACGCCATGCGCGGCGACTATCAGAGCGCTCACCGAGCGATGCTCACCGACGCCTTCGCGCCGTGGGCCTCATGGATCGAAGAGGAGCTCACCGCCCAACTCATCCCCGACTTCGAGACTGACGCGGACGCCATGGACCGCTTCTACTTGGAATTCAACCTCCAAGAGAAGCTCCGCGGCGACTTTGAGGTCGAAGCCGAAGCGGCCTCGCGAGCGGTCGGAGCGCCGTGGCTCACCCGCAACGAATACCGCGCCCGCCAGAACATGCCCCCGGTCCCCGGCGGCGACGAGCTCATCACCCCGCTCAACGTGACGAGCGGCGGCCGTGCCAGCCCTGCCGACACCGCGCCCGGCACCCCAGGCCTCGGCCAAGTAGGCGCCGACGTCCCCGGCGACGCCGGCGCGCAAGCCATCCGAGCCCCTCGAGCCGCCAAGGCCCTCGGCCCCGCGCCGGTCGGCTTCAACCCCGAGCTCGACGCCTGGGTCGAAAAGCACCGCAACGAGCTCGCCGCCTTCGTCGGCCGTCAACGCTCCGCGGTCCTCTCGAGAATCGGCGCCGGCGAAACCCCCGTCCAAGCCTTCGGCCAGGATGACCAAGGCCGCTTCCCGCGCTGGGACGTAGAGCTCGGCGACCTCTTCGGCGGTCTCGCGCTCACGCTCGGCGAGGAAGCCGGCGCGCCCATCGCCGAGCGCTTCGGCATCGAATACAACGCCGAGGTCGGCCACGCGTGGCTCCTCCTCAACTCTCAAATCGAGGCCCACTACTTCAACGCCGCGACCTTCGCCGCGGTCTCCGAGCTCTACCCCGCACCAACGTCGCGCGCCCAAGCCGTCGATGACACTGAGCCCGTCATCGACGACGCCTTCGCCATCGCCTCCGGTCTTCGAGCCGCCACCATCGCCGTCAACCGCGTCGGCACCGTCGCGAACTTCGCTCGAGCCGACGCCGCGCACCAAGCCGGAGCTACGACGAAGACGTGGCGCTCGAGCTCCGACTCAACCCGCCACGGCGCCCTCGACGGAGTCACCGTCGCCTTCGACCACGTCTTCGCCAACGGCGCCGCCTGGCCGCACGACCCCGGCCTCCCGCTCCAAGAAGCCGTCGGATGCACCTGCCTCGTCGACTTCACCCAAGCACCCACCACGCCGGAGCTCGTCTCGGCGCCTATCCTCGCCTAGAACTTCGGAGGCCTCGCCATGAGCTCAACCCACACCGTCACCCAAACCAAGAAGGTCCGCGCCTACGGCTTCAAGATGCTCGCCGGCGAGCCCGACGGCACCTTCGAGGCCATCGTCTCCGTCTTCAACAACGTCGACTATGCCAACGAGCGAGTCATCGCCGACGCCTTCGACGCCTCCCTCGCCCGATGGAAGGCAAGCGGCGACCCCATCCCCGTCATCTTCTCCCACCAATGGGACAACCTCGACGCCCACGTCGGCATCGTCGTCGAAGCCGCCGCGCTCCGACCCGGCGACGCCCGGCTCCCCCTCGAGCTCGCCAACCTCGGCGGCCTCTACGTCAAGGCCCGGCTCTCCCTCGACGAGCCCTTCGCCGCCCGGCTCTGGGGGAAGATGGCCCAACGCGCCATCCGCGAATTCTCCTTCGCCTACGACGTCCTCAAGGCCCGGCCCGGCGCCGACGGCGCGCTCGACCTCACCGAGCTCGACGTCATCGAGGTCGGCCCCACGTTGAAAGGCATGAACCCACTAACCGAGCTCCTCGCCGTCAAGGCGCGCGGCTCCAAGACCGTCGACCCTATGGCGGTCCTCGAGGAAGCCGACGTCCTCCGAGCCGACCTCGGCCTCAAGGACGGCGCCGAGCTCCACGTCGAGCTCAACACCGACAGCGTCCTCGACCACTCGAAGGCGGCGCCGGCGCGCGGTGCCAAGCGGCTTCCTACCATGACCGGCTCCATGGAGGAGTACCGCGACACCGTCCACGCCTCGGCCGAAGTCTGGGCCATGCTCGAATACGGCCGCGACCTCTACAAGTGCCATCTCGAGGCCACCTTCCCCCAGGAGTGCAAGGCCCTCGTCACGGCCGAACGCTGGGAAGACCCGCTCGGCGAAGGCCCCGTTTGGGAGCTCTCCTACTCCATGGTCCCCGGCGGCTCTTGCAACATCGACGGCGCCCAGGCCATGGAGCTCAACTACACCCTCGAGCCCGCCAAGGCCCGCGCCGCGGCCGCGCTCAAGGACGCCGGCCGGCTCTTCGCCAAGCTCTCCGGCGCCAAGGACTCCGATGCCGACGTCGGCGCGCTTGTCTCCGCCATCGACGCCACCGTCGACGAAGCCCTCGAGGCCTACGACTCCGGCGACGCCGACTCCGGCCGATCCCTCCTCACGGCGGTCGACGTCACCGTTGACGAGCTCATGGACGAGCTCGGCCTCGTCGACCCCGACGAAGACGAAACCGTCGAGGACGACGCCGCACCGATGCCGAATCCGATGCCCTCGCCGATGCCCATGATGAGCTCCACGTCTCGAGGCCGCCGAGCCGGTAGAGTCCCCACCCAGGCAAGGCCGAAGACCGCACCGGCGGCAAGGCCGAGGACCGAAACGAACGGCAACGGCACCACGCCCGGCGTCATGCGCGCCGAGCTCGAGGCCGCGGCCATGGGAATCGACCTGTAACGGAGGCCACACCATGAGCACGATCACCGAAACGCCCGAGGAGCTCCGAGCCAAGGCCCTCGCCAAGATCAACGAGGCCCAGGAGCTCGCCGTCAAGGCGGACGACGCCGGCCGCGACTTCACCCCCGACGAACGCCAGAGCGTTACCGCCCTCTTCGCCGAAGCCAAGGCCCTCAAGGACCAAGCCGACGAAGGCGACGGAGACTCCGCTCTCCGCAAGGCGGTCGACGAGCTCGGCGGCGGCCTCGGCCTCGCCGGCAAGGGAATCCCCACGACGGCGCCCATGTTCGGCGCCGGCGGACGGCCCAAGAGCCTCGGCGAGCGCTTCACCGAGGACGACTCCATCAAGGCGTGGCTCAAGCAAGTCGCTCCGTCGGGCCGGATGGCCGAGAAGGTCCGCGTGGAATCCCCGCCCATCGAGCTCGGCGGCATGAAGGACATTGTCTCCGGCTCGAGCACGACGAGCGCCGGAGCGCTGGTCTTCCCCGACTTCTTGGGCCTGACGGACGAAGGTATCTACCGGCGTCCGCTCAACGTCCGAGCGCTCCTCACCGGAGGCACCACCGGAAGTGACACCGTGGAATTCACGCGTGAAACCACCGGCATCACCAACGCCGCCGACAACGTCCCCGAGGCCACCGGCTCGTCCGCCGGCACCGG